ACTTAAACGATAAGCCGTTTCAATAACCTCCATCTCACGACCTACATGGTTCGTGCCTTCAGAAAAAGAAAATCCACTTTGCGCTTCCCAATATGTTGTAGTCGTAGCATACTCGAAGCCCCCATCTTTCCAGAGAAGATTTCTATAATCATAGTTGTGTACAAGCTTAAACTCTCTCCACGCCGGAAGTACACTGAGCATTTGTGTACGATTGATAAAACAGTTTATGTTAGCATCTGAAGCCGAAGCGTTTGTAATGTTTCTTTTATGATCTTCTGTACCGCTTGAACTACCTGCTCCCTTTGCCCATCGCGTATAAGCGTGTGATGTACTGCGTTGTCCCGCAGGTCTATACATACGCCACTCTCCGCGATCAAGAATAAACCGGGCATCGAACGTCTTACACAAAGCATCCAATACTGCGTAAACTGTTGAATAATTCTCTATGGAGTCTGTAACAAACCTATCTTCAGAGAACTCTACATTCCAAGCATCGCTTACATATGTCGTTTCGTTAAATCCCGTAGTAGAGTTTAGTATATAATCGTACCACGACCAATTAACATTTAGATAATTGTTAAGGGCGTTATCGACAAATGTACGTATATCCTTCATTCCCGTTTCTTCGTAAAGTATGTTTTGAAGATCGCCCACTCCATCTGTAGCCACTAACTCAACTTGATAAGGAGGATCGACATAAGGCTCTTCATACATATCAGGGACTATATAACCACTCCATACTATCGCATCATCGAAGTAAACCTTTACCTGATATTCCCTGTTTGTGCAATCGAAGAACTCCGAAAACTGAAGTGATGTTTTGCTCATCAGGTGCATCCTCGCCTCTGAGCCTATTATCTGTCCCTCAAATGGATTATCTAAAGGCGGTTGCGAGATGACTACTGGGGGGATGCCAAATGTCAATCCCATATAAGCAGTAATACCGCCACCCGTGTCCCAATTTGCTGCGGTGTAGTTTATAAACCGCACCACTACAGAACCGGTATACTCAGAAGTAAGCGTTATGGTATGCGCCCCATCTGACGAGAGTGTATATGTATTCGAGCGCGGTGAAGAATCCCACAAAAAGATAGCAGGATAATCCCCGCTATTAAGTGTAAAGTCTGGAATAGTTACGCATATCGTATCACCCGTGGCTACGGTTATGCTATTTGAATCAGCTTTGCCGGTGACAGTTGTATTTATTGCAGATGTTATATGTGTTCCTGAAGTAGTAAATGTTTCATAAGAACTATAATCTGTCCACTCGGTTATTAGGCTTGCACCTTCCTTAAGGATGTCTACACGTATAGCCTTACTCTGGCGGGTAGTTACACACTCTGCTCTATATTTTACCAAATAACCCATCTATAATCGTGATATTCCATTAGCATATTTTTGTTGCACAAGGTAAAGGTCCTGCCCCTTTATCACTCCCTGTACGTTTACGTTTAGATTGCGGGGGTATACACTTGACGAAAGATTATTGTATGAGCCGGCATATCCCCCGCCACCGGATGATGTAACACTTGAGGCAGCCCCGGAAATTGCGGAGCCTATGGCTACAAGGGCAGCGCCCGCAGCTATAGCGGCCCCGGCTCCAACTCCTGTAAATAATGTTTTCAATGATGCGGCGAAAGCTTCATCGGCAATACCCCATGCGATAAACAACCCCCCTATTTTTACCATAAACTTACCAAGAGATTTCAATATTTTATTCATCCCGTTCTCCATGCTTGCCGTTCCTGCAAAAATATTCTCAATCCCCTCTCCAAAAGAATCTACAGCGCTCATAAAGGTCTGTTGAAAAACAACGCTTAAATCTAAAACAGCCTCTTTTATCTCAGGGACAACTCTTTCTTTTAACTGTGCGGCGGCGGCGGCCATCTTGCTTACATCTATCTGAAAAGCATCACCCATACCAGAAATAGGTGAAGGGATGCCTGTATATGATCCCGGTGTACGTGTGCCGGGAACTCCCAATGATCCGAGATGCAGGTTAGGTCTACGTGTAGATACTTGTGATAAACCCTTCCCTGTTCCTAATTTTGCTTTCTCTCCTACATATACACCGGATTGTTTTTTAGGAAGTATCTTTTTCGTTAATTCCCAATTTGCAATAAAGGCGAGTATTAATGGGTTAAGTTTACTAAACAACCCAACACCTTCTTTTATACCGCTAAAAATCTTCTCCCAATCTATTGCGCCCAGATCGTTGGCAAGTTTAGATACGTTCTCATTAAAATCCGCTGTGCCTATCGTAGCTTTTCCTAATTCCTCTCTTATGTCTCCAAGTACATTTTTTAGTGCTGTGAGTCCTCCCGTCCCGGCCTCCCTCGCCGCTTCGGACTGCCCTTTGAACATCTCTGTTAAACTACCTACGGCGCTATCTAATCTCTCTGTACTTCCTACAGCACCCTTAATAACAATACCATACCTTGAAAGAGCGTTTGTTGAGCTACCTACAGACTTGGCAACAAGGTCGGCAGCAGCAACAAGGTTCATCCCTTTTGCCGTAGCCATGTCCTGCACTAAGGGAATAAGCCGGCGTATAGCCTTTTCTTCAAGTCCCATAGTAGCTAACATAGACTGGGCAGCTATCGTTTCTTCATCACCAAAAAGAGTGATTTCTTGTAATTTCTGAGCCTGAGTGATAAGCCTTTGCTGTGAATCTTCGCGCCCCTTCAATGCGGTTAGTAACTTAGCTTCCGCTTTTGCCTGAACATCGTACAATTTTACAGATTCGGCAAAAAATCTACCTATAGCTTTTACACTAAAAGCGGCGGCCATAGCACCGCCCAGAGCAACCATAGAGGATTTAAGTTGCTTTGTCTGTCGCTGCGCCTTAGTCATCCCCTGACGCAGTGCCTTAGTATCTGCCGAAATCCTGAATAATAAACCTGCTACCTTATCTGCCATGACGTTTCCATTTTTCTGCTAATTGCTTACCACGTTCTCGCTGCTCATCTATTTTCTCCTTTGTTATCACCTCCCGCTCCCAAGGGTATTTCCATAACTTCCTGGGGTCTTCAATTTTGGCTCCCCACGCATTTACATAACATAGGGCCTGCAACCTCGCCACCTCTAAATCAGTCTTTCGCAAAAACTCAAAACCCTCGACCGCATTAAAAAATGCTCGCGGCGTTATGCTCCAAAACTCATCTTCAGACATCTTCAACTGACCTATGCCTATCTGTTGCAGAAGGTCAAAGTTTAATGCCCCGCCTACGGGGCGGTCGCTTTTTTTGACTTTGGCATCTGATCTGTAAACACCTCTATAAACTCCTGTATCTTGTCAATATCCTCGCCTATCCAATCCCCAACATCTTCTAAGGTTGCATCAAAGTCTTTCTTTTCAACTCTATACCCTTCCTTCAATCCGGCATATATCAACGCCCTAACCTCTGAGTAGCTCATTCCCTTTTTTTCAAAACGCTCAAAGTCTAATGCGGTTGTATCCGTAAGATCACCAAATTCGCACAGTGCATTCATACTGAACTTGACGGGCCTTTTTTCACCCCCGAAATCAATTGTCTTTATCATGTTGCTGACAATGTTAGTTCTCCCGTGCCTTCAAACGCCATACTATAGGCTGCCGCCGTTTCATTGTCTGCACTTATACTAATATCAGTAATACGTGCCGATCCTGAAAAGAATCTATCAGTAGCATCCGAGGTTGCAAATTTCACAGTTACCGTCCTTTGAACAGCACCTGCAAATATAGCAAACACCTCTTCTACGCCTAAGGTAGCATCCAAAGCAAGCAGCTGATCTGAGCTTACAGACCAGTTCCTCTCTCCTGCCAGAGATTCGGCCCAGCTTCCTGAATCTTTGGTAGTGGCCGGGACAGTACCCATATTTGTAGAAATTGAGCAGCTTGTCGAATGAGTTATCGCCGTTCCATCCACATATACCAGTAGGTCTTTTCCGTTAATCTTTCCTGTTGTTGCCATCTATTTTATTTTTAATTTGTTTAATAACTCCCGGCTTATATGCCTTGCCGGTCTTTTCCTTTATCAATCTTTTCCCATCCGAAGGGTGCATATCTAAAATAGTCCCTTTAGACCAAAAGCTCCAATCCTGTAATAGTTTTATTTTCATGGTCTTATAAATATTATATAATCCTGACTTCTTCTAAAATAATCCTCTCGCGCCCCTTCATCTTCTATGAACTCCTGCGAGTCAAACTCGCCATCGTGAAACACATGATCTATCGTTACGCTTTCTATAGTCCCTGAATATTCATCCAACGCGCTGCGAACACTTGAGGCAAGGGTGTCGACCTCCGGGTAAGTGCGGGCATAAGAGTCTATCTGAAACCTATACTGGTCGTAGTCGCTTGCCCCGTCTTTTGTGTTATGCGGAACCAGTGATATTATATTATATATAACCCATTCCGATCCCCTGCGATCCGGTATCCGTCCCCCTTCAACCGTTGCTGTAATTTCTGATAATATGCTTTCAATTGCACTACCAACCATGTTTTGTTACGTACCTGTTTAAAAATTGATTAATTTTTTTATGCAAATCTTTTTTAAAATCCTTCTCTATCCCAGCTATTCTTCTATCTATTACCCTTCGCATCCATCCTAAAGGTCTAATAGGACGATATCTAATGCCGCGCGACTTTCCTGATCTTCCTACACCTGTCGAACCTATCTCCATCCATAAGGGACCGCGGATTGCCCATAGCGCACGCGATCTATCCGGCATATACTTATTATAATGTTTATCTGCAACCCTTTGATCGTATAATGATCTAAACCCTGTAACATATCCGGCCCTATGTGTATATTTCTTTTTTAGCATCCATGTTTCAATAAGTTCATCCATATCTACATTCGATGTTCCTGCTATCCTATTCGCTGCATTTAAACTACTTTGTAAATCCTTTTGGAGCTTCTTACTTGGACCCCTTGTTGTAGAAAGTAAAACCCTCCTATTCACATCTTTAGGTAGTTTGTTTAATACATCCTCCAGCTGATGTATACCCACAATCTCAGCACCTGTTTTCCCATATGCGCGAGCAGTAATACCCATTACCAACAGGCAATCATATTTGTTGCCGTCGTACTTGTTGCCCAGACGCGTGAAACAGCTACCGGAAGAATAACCCCGGCAAGCACTCCGTTGAACGTCAACTTATCCCCCGCTTTAGTGGTTACTACAATATTCCCGGCACCGCCTACATAAATCAAGGCCGTAGGATTCAAATCTACCGTGTCGCTCGGCGTTACCGCCGCTCCATGTTCAGGAATTGTTCTGTACATCATATCATTTATATTTATATTTGTTTAATATCTTTTCCGAAACCCTCGAAAACCTGCGCCCCTTATCTTCGCGGTTATCGTACCAATCGCCAATGATAAGATACATAGCCTGCTTTATGTCCCCCGGAATAACTGCCGGAGATGTAAAGCCTGTAACAAACCTCACCTGAACGGCGTTAGGCTGATCTATTGTCGCCGGCCATGCATATGTAGAGATCGGAACAATACGTGCAGGCTTCGTAAACAGATCAGTCTTATAGTTCGTATCTGATACCGTTTGCGTATCTCCGTCAGCATCAGTATATTTTACCGAAGTGATAGAAGCTATAGGCCATCGCCATATCTCTATCTCCGCAGGAAACTTATCCAACAGTAGATCATACGTAGCCTCGTTTAGTCCAAGGTCATAATCATCCTCTACCTTTGCCTGAGCTGCATATATAAGCTCGTATATATAAGCATCATCGCCAGTCTTAGTAATAAGCTCGTATATATAAGCATCATCGCCAGTCTTAGTAACCCGAAGATGCTTTTTCACCTCTTCAAGCTCTACGGCCCATTCGGTCTGTGCAGTTATAAGCTGTATGCTCATTTTTTCCTTACTGGTTTGGTTACCACTTTATTCTTCGGTTGAACTGTCTTTTTCTGTACGGGTCTGGTCACTGCCTTAACCTCATTGACTGTAACGGGTTTAGACTCTACAAACTTTTTAGCGAGTCCTTCCCCTATCCAGTACAATGCTTCGGAAGTGGGAAGGTCAACGACCTCCCCTTTTCCGTAAGCAAATCCTCGGCCTGAAAAAGCCTTAGTAATCTCAATCTTAATTTTAGGTTGAGGCATGACGTATATGCTTAATAGGTGCATCGCCTGAAATAGCCGCGAGATTACCTGCCCAGCGGCCTAAAACACATAGTCCTACCTGATCTGAAGGCTTGTAATACTCGTCCAGCCTTACAAGCTTCATGGGTAGCGCTTCGCCGATCCAATACCGCTTAAAGTCTCCGAAAAATATCGACCTGTCATAAGGTGCAATATCATCAATCTCCGGATTAACGATTACCGGATAACCATTCAACAGTGAAGGCTCACCCAGCTGCATGGAGTTCTGCCAAGTTGTCCTTACATCTACATCGGTAGTAGCAATTACCAGCCTGCGAACAGCCCCTACAGTGGTATCGTTCATCATCCATACAGCGCCATTACGATAAGACCTGTTTACAGAGTAAACAAGCTCCAGAAGGTCGTCATTCGTAATAGATCTCTTCGGACCGTCAACACCTTTTGTCGAAAGCGTGTTAATACCTACCGGATGAGAACCCGAAGTACCCTGAGTAAAGTAGTAATTCAATCCCCGGTATAGCCTTGTAAACAGTAAGTCTGTAACATGCTTAACCACATCAAAAGCCGCATCCTGTACCAGCTCATTAGAGATGGTGGCTATATGTGAGGTTATCTTGTAAAATACAAGATCCTGCACACTGTAAGTTACCGCACTACCGTCAGTCATATCACCTCCCTCAGAAACAACAGCTCCCTTAGTGCTGGTATCGTTTACTACCGGTATCTCAATCTTATTACCCGTGCTTGTCTGTATCCAGCGACATACACCCGGTGTAACCATGCCTCCAATGTATGCCTGCGCCTCTGCAATCTGATCTGCAATAAGATCAGGGGCCAAGTATCCACCAGTAGCATCTGTCTTGTTCCAGGCATAAGCCCTTTTCTCCAACAGGCCAAACTCATCTTCACCTCTTTCGAGCTTACGGATTTCGCCGTCAACATATTGCTTACCACGAATAAATAAATCCAACCTATCCCGAAAAGGAACTTCTTTCCTTTGCTCCTTAACGCTTTTTTTCTCCGACTCAACGGATTCGACAATCCTTTTTTGTGCAGACTCTAAAGCTTTTTGTTTTTCCTCTATTGCCTTAATATCTTCCTCTATCCTCTGCACCTTCTCTTCATCGAAGTCTTTTTCTTCAACCTTAATAGCCTCCTCAAGTTGTTTAAGCAGGCTACCTTTCTTTTCAAATAATTCCTGTACTGTCATTATACATCGTTTTTTAATTTATAATAATTCTGTTTTGCACGTATAAATTTTATGTGCTTTTCGCGGGCTTCTTTGTCCACTTCTTTGCCCGTTTCCTCCGTCTCCACGGCATCATCACCGCGAAGTATCGCAAATAAACCTTTTAAAGTTAATTTTTCGTTATACTCGTCACCGAGTGCCTCCCTGACCATCTCTTCGATCAGTTCGGGTATATCTCCGTTATCCATCGCTTTTTTCAGAGCATTTTTATTCGAAGGTATAGGAACTATGGATATCTCCACAAGCTCAGCTTCGTCATAATAAGTAACCCCCTCTATCTCTCCTTCTGTTTTCTCAGGATCACCCATATGTTCTTTGTGAGGCAAAAAACCTACGCTTACAGAGTTAAGTGTTCCGCTTTTTACCTTTCTGAATATCTTGTCTGCTTTGGGATTTGTTTCAGCATCCTCAAAGGTTAAGTCCCCGATAAGCTGTTTATCTTCGACCTTTATATCCCACCG